TATCCTTTAATGAAAATGAAGCTACCAAAACAACAATTGATTCAATACCTTTAAATGATGCTCCAGACCATTACCAATATTTGAGTGAAGAATCTACGTTCAAAATATTACGCTCTCATAACGTTACTACTCCTCTATTATTTGGTGTTTCAGTTGCAACAGGATTCAGTTCAAATGCAGATGAAATGAAAACTGGAGCGTTGTTATTTGAAAACATGGTTATAAAGCCAAAACAACAAATGATAGTTGAGATGCTTAAAAAAGTGTTATCATTTAACGGTGTTTCTCTTAACCTAAAGTTTAAAACATTAAATCCTTTACAAGGGGATGAGCCACAACCTGTACAAGATGTTAAAATGAGCGCACAGGATGAATTAGACGTTGCGAAGTATGGTGAAGACATTGATTTAGATGAATGGGTATTAGTTGATAGCAGAGAGGTTGATTATGATTTAGAGGATGAGTTGGATGCAGAGCTTGAAAAACTAAACAACCCTACAAATCTTTCTAAGTTTTTAAACCTGGTGAAAACAGGTACAGCACGACCAAACGCAAACAGTATTCAAGACGGTAAACTTTTCAAACATCGTTACAGATACGTTGGTGAAATAACTGAAAAATCACGTTTGTTTTGTAAGAAAATGATTCAAGCAAATAAGGTTTATCGTAAAGAAGATATTGTTAGAATGAGTAATGAAATTGTAAACCAAACACGTACGCGAACAGATGGTACAGTTGGTGGTTTAGGGCCACGTGGAGCGACTACATACGATATATGGTTGTACAAAGGCGGTGGAGCATGTCACCATAAATGGATGCGTGAAACTTACTTAAGAAAGTCAGACGTTAATTCACCAATTGCTAAAAAATACATGAAGGAGTTTAGGCCTTCGGTTGCTCGCAAACTTGGTGAGATTGTACCCGTGAATGATAAAAAAGTTTATACAAGACCGATTGATATGCCTAACAAGGGATTTTTATCTAAATAATTAAGACATGGCAGAAGCACTATTAATATCGAAAAAAGACTTACAAGAATACACTTCTTTAAACGCAAATACAGACGTTGACAAAGTTATTCAATTTGTTCTTGTTGCTCAAAACATTTGGATTCAGCAATACACTGGCTCTAAGCTATTGGATAAGATTAAAACGGATATTACCAACAATACACTTGCAGGTAACTACATAACGCTTGTAAGGTCGTATTTAAAGCCTATGTTGATCCATTTTACAATGGTTGAGTATTTGCCTTTTTGCGCTTACACAATTTCAAATAAAGGGATATATAAGCACCAATCTGAGAATAGCGAAATTGTTTCAAAAGAGGAAGTTGATTATTTAATCGAGAAAGAAAAACGTATTGCTGAAAGTTACTCACAAAGGTTTTTAGACTATATTTGTAAAAACAATAGTTTGTTTCCTGAGTACACAACCAACGAAAATGGGGATGTTTACCCACAGCATAATAACTATTTAACTAATTGGTATTTATGAAGAAAAAGAAAGAATACAAACCAAAGGAAGAAAATATAATTAAACTAAAACAATACTTAAATGATATTAGCAAGTCACGGAATAATAGCAAGTAGCGGAGTTAGTCAGTTTGATGCGGACGCACAAGCATTCATTACCGCTGCAAGTATTTCAGATTCTACACAACAAACAGCGATTAATACGCTTGTAACTGATTTGAAAGGGTACAACATTTGGACTAAAATGAAAGCAATTTATCCTTTTGTAGGTGGTACTGCATCAACGCACAAATGGAATTTGAAAGACCCGCGTGATTTAGATGCTGCTTATAGATTAGTATTTAACGGTGGATGGACACATTCAAGTACGGGAGCTAAACCAAATGGTACTACTGCTTTTGCTGACACTAAATTTAACATGAACACTAATATTACTCCTTATTCAATGCACCTTGCATATTATTCAAGAGAGGATATTATAGGTGAAAACGAGGTCGTTATGGGGGTGGGTAATAATTTAGGTTATAACGCTCAAGATTTAGGCATTAAACGAAATGTTATATATACTGCACAAACTGCTCTTTTTGATGCAAGCAACGCTTCTGCATTAGTTAGAACAGGCTATACTAATACAGATGGTAGAGGCTTATTTATTGGCTCTATAACTGCTAACAATTCAAGAAAAATATATAAAAACACATCAATTGTAGCAACAAATACAACAACAGCAACGCACGATTTGCCGAATGCTAATATGTATATAGGAGCTTATAACAATTATGACACAGGTATTGCCTCTGCTTACACTAATAAACAAACAGCATTTGCATCAATAGGCAATGGTCTAACAGATACGGAATCTGCAAACTTATATTTAGCGGTTCAATCATTTAACACAACTTTATCTCGTCAAATATAATGAAAGTAAGACAATTAACAACAGAACAAAAAAACACTTTAGCAGGTCAAAGCTATGACGGTGTTCAATTTTTTAACCCTACATTGGATGCAAACGGTGTATGGTTTATTTCAAATGAAGAATATTTTAATTGCACAACTGATATACTATTTGGTTGGACTTTGCCCGAAATAGATTATAACCCAATAATAACAGAATTTCCTATATGAAGCGAAAGTTCTACGAAGGGCAAGTAATCAATAATAAAGTCGTTAAAACAGTATGGAGCGACTCAAGTAATCACATGATATTATATACAGATGGAAGTTTTGAAGTTATTAAGAAATAGATGGAACGCACCAACGCCAAACTTTTGGAAAAAAGTGCAATCAGTAGGAATGGTAATCGGAGGTTTAGGAGCGGTTTTAATCGCGCCGCCTTTTGGTTTAGCAATTGCTCCCTACATGGTTGCAGTTGGTTCGGTAGCAGGAGTATTATCACAACTTACAGTCGATGAGCAACGTTAGAAATTACACCACAGACCAACTACTCGATAGAGTAGAAGAGTTAAAGTCATTTAAAACTATTCCATTAGGATATTGGATAGTAGGAGTAAGGTCAAATGAGGACGCACCAAACAAGTACGATGATAAGTTTTACTTATTCAATGGGGAACAATTTGTTAAGGTTGTTACAGGCACGACTAACCCCGGTACACCAATATTACAAGGTGGTTATTTGAAGTATAACAAAGTAGGTGCAGCGGTTGTTAAATCCAACGAATGGTATTACGATGTTTGGGCTTATGGATTGCACCAAGGTAAAATGCCTGCATTACGTCAAGTTGGTAACTTTATCGTTTACCGTGATGGAGACCGTGATGGTAAAAGCGAAGAAATCGGAATACCAATAAAGGGAAGTGGTTACGGAATCAACTTTCACAGTATTTCAAATGATTTATCCGTAAAAAAAATAGGTGAAAACATTGGTGGTTGGAGTGCAGGTTGTCAAGTTTGTAATAATGTAGAACAATACAGCATGATCATAAATTTAATTAAAAATCAAAATAGGATAACATACTGTTTATTAGAAGAATTTTAGTATCTTTATAGAGTGTTTTGGAGCGGTTTAGAAATAAATCGCTTTTTTTTCGCTTAAAAGTTTGCGTATTAATAATAAATGTTTAAATTTGTAACATAATTAAAAACATAAACACATGAAAGCAGCAGAATTAATTGAAAGCCAAATTACCGAAATCCGTGAGATTTTAGGTTATGGCAACAAATTCGAAAAAATAAAATTTTCGGAACAGTTAGTAACAGAAACGCAAAAGGTTGTCGGAGAAAACTATTTATTCATTCTTAAAATTATGGGTCATGAAGCACGCTAGAACAATAATTTACATTTTAACATGTATAATTTCGGTAGGTTTTGTAAATCACTACTGGGACACATCAACAGCAATATGGACTGGAATTGCTTTATTAGGTTGGTTTTTTATTGCTTGGACTTATGAAGAAGTTAATTAGAAATATATTCAAAGTAGACACGTTAATTATGCCCTCAGACGTGGAATTTACAAAGATTGACAGCGATAGTGTATGGGCAACGTTTGAAGACCTTAGAGAGCGTTTATACATCAATGACGGTTTAGTGTATGATGAACCTGGCAACCGCATCTGTACAACGATGGAACTCGAGCAATTCACTGAATTTGCAGAAATAAACAAATGTATCACATGTGGTGGATCAGGTGAGTACATGGTTACCGATTATGACCAAGATGCACCGTTCCAAAACATACTAATAAACTGCTATTGTGAGAAACCCTACGAGTTATGAGTATATTTACGAACGTGTACGTAACATGCTCGAAGCGGGGTGGATTCAATTAGACATCGCTAAACATTTAAACGTTCCCGTTGCGACAGTTGGACACGCAATCGCAACATGGGAAGGAAAAAAGTACATAACAAGCCTATATTTTGGGCATAAAAATCAACCATACAATGAAGAAGATTACATTTATCAAGCCCCTACTTATGACGAGCTTTCTGCTGATGAGCAGTATCTGTGGCGCTCAATTGACTTTACAGCAAATAAAGGACAAGGGGATAAAACATCCTGAGATTGTTTACGCACAATACAGACTTGAAACAGGTAATGGAGTTAGTAGAGCATTCACGGAGTACAACAACGCGTTTGGATTCATCTATAAAGGTCGTTTAATGCGTTTTAAGAGCGTTGAAGCCTGTGTAGAGTATTACAAGACGTGGCAAGACAAAAGATACGTTAAAGGCGATTATTACGTGTTCTTGCAAAAGATAGGATACGCGGAAGAGGAAGGCTATATTGAAATGTTAAAAAAGTTTTAAGTATGCACTACAATTGGTAACCAACTAAACCGACCTAACAAGTCGGTTTTTTTGTGATTCGTAAAAAAGTAAAAATTACATAAATAATTATTTCGGCTTTTATCCTTTCATTATCAGTATTTTGAAACAAAAAATAAAATATCCAAGTTACATCGCCCTTAGTAGTAGTAGTAAAACATTTATTTTTTTTTCTGAAAAAAACTTGACAAAGTGACTTTTTGATTATAACACTCTAAACAACAATATTTTAACACTGAAAAAAACCGTCACTTTTTACTTTTTAAATATTTCTAATTTTTCTTATTTGGAATGAATATAAATTAACATTATAGTGTATTTAATTAAAATAATTGATTATATTTGTACCACATTATAGTAGTGGTAGCTATATTAAGAAACTTATTAAATTCCTCGAGTTGAAGTGACTACCACCACGGATACTCGGGGTTTTGTTTTTTATGAACAATTTTACATTTGTAAGGAGGGCAACTCCAAAAGACCTTGACATTAGAAAGTCAAGAATTGAAAAGAGTCAAAACAAAGCAACACTTGACCAACTTCAAAAGATTTCTGATTTAATTATTAAAGTTCATAATTCATATTATGAAGAGAAATTAAACGAGTTCATTAAAAAAGTTACTTTACAAGAAGAGGAACAAAACTTAAAGTTTAAAACTAACTCTGACAAGTTTAATAGAATGGTTGAAACGATAACATCAGGAGTTAAACCAACTTTGAAATGTAATTGTATGGGTGATTTAATGTATATTAATAGCACCTATCAAATGATTGGATGTACAAATTATAGAGATGTTAACTTTGAACATTTTAAAATGTACAAACCACAACAGTATAATAGTGAATGGACGTTAGAAAAAAAGATTGAAGAGTTCCAAGTTTCTAAACATTATTTATCTAATATTTGCAAAGCATTATCAATAAAAGTAAAGGCTTCTGACTTATATGAATTTTTAATCTTAAACAAAATTAAACTTCATAGAGAGGATATAAATAGAGAATTCTTTTACACTGCAAGAAATGCTCAAGAGTTATCAAGAAAAAGAGAAGATTTAATCTATTCAGAACTTTCTAAAAAATATGATAGGCTTGAAAAACAATTAGTGATAGCTTATCAATATTCTTATGAGAATTTTATTAGGTTTGCAATTCCTGACGTTATTGTTTTTGATGATAAGAACATAATTGTCTATGAACAAAAAAAATCAATAGAAAACATTAATCTGTTACAAACAGAATTGTATGTTGAATTGATTAAGCAAATGGTAGATGATTCTTATGATGTACTTGTAAAGTATGTTATTGAAGAAGATTATCCATTTATGCCTGAATTTGTAAATAAACATGAAATATTAACCTTAAATACTTTATAATGATGATTGATTTTGCTTATGACCTTCTTAATGAAGGTTTAAACCCCATGCCCTTAAATAGTAATAAATCACCGAAACTACCTAAAGGACATAATTATTTATATGAAAAAGTAAAAGAGGAAGATGTAGAAAAATTGTTTGCTTTTGCCGATAAGATTGGAATTGCTTGCGGTTTAGTTTCTGATGGTTTTTACTGTATTGATTTCGACTGTCATAATGGAGAGGACGTTGGAGCGATATATTCTGATTTTATAGATATACCTTTTGTTTATTCATTACTTGAAGAGGGCAAACTTTCGGTTTATAAAACAATGGGAGGAGGTTTTCACATTTATTTCAGATATACAAAAGACGTTTTAAAAGGGGATGTTTTCTCATATTGGGAAACTAAATCTGTAATGATTGAAATACGTGGAAACGGTCAATATTGTGCTTGTTATCCAAGTGAGGGATATACTCATTTAACAGGAGTAGAATATTTAAAACTTACTGAAATTGAAACTGAAAAAGAATGGTTAGCGATTAAAGATTATGCTCATTCATTTAACAGATACAAGGAAATAGTTAGTAGAGCAAAGATTTCATCTAACGATAAGAAATGGGCGGAGTCATGGAAAAACGATACACCTGATGGTAAATATAATTTAGAGTTCGAAGAAGAGTCAAAAGAATTATTATTGAAATCAGGGTGGCAATTAAGCACTATAAAACAAGACAATGTTGAATATTGGACAAGACCAAACAAAGATGCAAAAGATGGTTTTAGTGCAACATTTGGACATTTTAAAAGTATGTTTTATATTTTTTCTGAAGATGCAAGTTGTGAACCATTTAAATCAAGACAAGCATATAGCCCATTCAATATACTTACTGAATTAAAGTACGATGGTGATTGGAAAAGAGCAAAAGACGATTTAAGAAAGCGGTTTAACATGGTCGACAATGAAGAGTTTTGGTCGACAACAGAAAAAGGAAACTACTCACTTAATAACAAGCGATTCAAGGATTTTTTAGAGTCAAACGATTTCTTTAAAAACTCACCTAACGAGGGCAGTACATTTGATTTTATACATAAAGATGGTATATTCTTAAAAATTGTTTACGAAAAAGACATGAAGGATTTTGTTATTGATTGGGTAGAACGTAATAAATGTGACGAGGGTGTATTTAATTTAATTACAGGAAACTTAAAGTTTTTTAAACGTGACTATTTATCTTTATTAAAATCTAAACCTATCAGAACCTTAAAAGATACAAAAGATAATTGTTTTCTTTATTATCAAAACTGCATTGTAAACATAACAAAACAAGGTAGGTCAGTTATGAGTTATTCTGAGATTGATTCAGGAGTATGGAGAGACCAAGTAATTAATAGAGACTACTTCCCTATCGACCATCACCCATCAGAATACAGGCAGTTTATTTGGAAAATATCAGGGCAAAACGAACAAAAATATAAAGCATTTCAAACTGTTATAGGTTACTTATTGCACTCTCACAAAACGAATTCTAACAACAAAGCGATAGTATTTAATGATGAAGTAATTTCTGAGAATCCAAACGGAAGGAGTGGAAAAGGTGTATTTTGGAATGCGTTAAAACATTTGCGTAAAGTTCAATCATTGGATGGGAAAACATTTGATTTTAACAAGTCATTTCCTTATCAGAATGTGTCGACAG